TAACTCCGGCTTTTTGGGTAAACTCTTCAAGAAAGCCCTTGAACATCCCGCGGGCGGCCATAAGACCTATTATTACCAGACAGACCCAGTCAAAAATTGTCATTGTATTTCTCCATCACATTACCAAGTTCTTCGATAATCAGATCTAGCCTTGCTATGAGTACTTTATTCTGTTCAATCGTGATTTCATAAAATTGTTCCGGTAATACGTGTGGTCTCAGTATAGCCGGCTCAAAGTCTCCAAGAGTAAGAATGAAACTTGCCACAACCACCACGATAGCGACTACAATAAGAATACTTGTTATATGTTTTCCGTTCATCTTATAATCTCCTTCACCTCGACCAATCCTAGCACTTCCTCAATGTATTCAATCATCGGGATGTCATATAGATAGTTCCCGTTCAATCCTTCTGCAATCACCGCGGAAACATTTAGCCAATATTTCATATTCATTGCTGGTTTTCCTTTGCACGATTTTAATTTTGTCTTTAGAAGATAATTTGTTATACGCTATATCAGATCCAGCATACGCAGCAGACATATTTTCAAGTCTCTCAACTCTCTCAATCCCGATTTTAGTAATCAATCTTACGCGGTATTCTGCACTATTCCCCGATAAATACATATTGTCTCGTTTTGACTGAGGGAAAACGTTATCAGGCTCCAGCTCGGTAGCGTGGCAACCCCTTGATATGTAATGCCCTCCGTCAACTTGATTCCATTTATACCATCGGTGAGAGCTTATACACTGGACATATCCATTTTCGTCAGCTTCCTGCAACCTTCGGAGCTTTTGGAACGCATCAAGGCATTTCTGGCGTGATGATTTTTTCATAGTTCAGCCAACCCTTCAACCCTCAGCTTGCAAAACCTGGGAGTTCCGTATCTAATCCGTGAGAGCCTTCCATTCGGCAAAACAACCGCAAGTACCCTTGAACGGGGAAACATTGCGCTATCGAGCTTTTCTATCGTCTCGGACGATCTTAGATAGACTGTGCCGTATGTGGTAATGTCCAGATCAAACCCGTCTTTTGTGATTAGGTATTGATTCGGATAATATGTTCTTTTCACTCATTCCTCCTATAATTTCATCAAACTTTTTACTATTTACCCCTGCTTCAATCATCTCTTTTATCGTATCATCAATAGCCGTTATTCTCTGTCGTTTTCCGAAGTCAACCCATGATTTAGGGATCTGCACGTATAAACTTTCCTTGGGAATATCATCCATAGATTTGACGGTAATCTGCCCGAACTTTGAAAAATAAATATATTCTTTTGCCCCGGCAACTCTCAGTTTAATACTATCCCTCATGTGTTCATACGACAGATAAGATCCACAGCCTGACCGCCAGTATTCGCCAATTAAAGCATGAAAAGTACGGTTTTGCTCATCTGTCCCCGGTTGTTTTGGAAGCTCTACCGTGACCGTTGCAAACCCGCCGGATTTCTCGGTGGTAAGATCCCACAAGTCAGCGAGTTTTTGCAGGATTTTGCCGTCAGTCAGATCAAAAAACATTTTGTCGAAGTGGCAAGTGAATGAGATTTTCATTTTAATTTTTCCAGTATTCGTTTAAGTTCGCTTACCGCGTAGTCAAGCCCTGTTTCAATTTTCGCGAACGCTACCGGATCAGGAAACCACTGTTTGGTATAGAGTTGTTTTCCCACCGGGAAATTCGGATTGTACGAGCAGAAATACCACGATTTGCGACCGGTAACAAAAAGACTGCCCTGCAATTGCCAATGATAGGAATTACAACCATGTATCAAATATTTAGCATGTGTATGGTCTTCAGGACACTTGATTTCAAGCCCTGAGTCGTCACCTATTAACCCATCAGGAGAACAGCCCACGTGCTCGGCACACTGCACGAAACCGACTTGACGGACATCTAAACCTTTTTCGAATATAAACGCCTCTCTGGCTTCGTTTTCAAGCTCAAGCCCGCGGTCCATGTTGGCGTTGGAATACGTTTCCTCACGGTGACCGGTGATGATCTGTGCAGCTTTTTTGTAGATCAAAGTTTCGATCGTGGCCGGTTTCCCGTTCGCGATAGTTTGAAAATCGGTGGCCGAAAATTTGCCACTTTTCACAGCAAACCAGGCTTCTGACCCTTGTTCCATTTCGTGTATGATCATTTTTTTGCCTTGTCTTTGGCGCGAAGTATTAACGATTCAGCCTGTTTTTTTGTCATGCCCTTTTTGATGGCTTTGTCAATATAATCCTTACCGGTTTGATCCATGTCCTGCGAAAGTTGTTCGAGTTCGATTACTTGATTGTTTGTCATATCTTCTGTCAGATCGTTTGCGTCAGTATCGGTATCTCCTGTCTGTACACCGGTAGCATTGCAAAAAGCATACCTCTTGGCATAAGTCAGGGCAGATGCTACTTTCTGCGGTGCGTTCATGTATGCCTTGGGATCAATCGGAACCGTAAAATCAGTATCCTGCGTGTATCCGTCGACATGGTGCAGAAAGCAGATAGCGGTAACAGAATCATTATTCTGGGTTGATTTGAACGTATGACTGAAACCGTTCGCTTCCAAAAAAGGCTTTGCTGTCTTAACGATAAGATCAAGGGGGGCATAGGAATATCTTACAACCGAGCTGTCTTTTTCCATGACATTCTTGTCTTTCCCCACTTCAGGACATTCAGACTGAAACTTACTGAGTGACCGGAAAAAACTTTCCTTGGAAAATTCCTCTTTCAGTTCCCTGCGCATGGTCATGAGCCGTTCCAGCGCGTCAACGCTCGATCCCTGCTTGATCGCTTCTTGGAACAGAAGCTCTGTGTTGATACCGATTGCCATGATTTCATTTTGCATCCTTAGCCTCCCTTAAGACCACATCAAGACCTTTGGCAAATACATCTTTATAGATAGTCTCTTTATCAAGCCGTGTTCTAAATCGAATAGCATCAATCTTCTTAGCTTGTTCGTTAGTAATGGATATTCTTATGTTTCTCATTTATTGCCTCCTAATCTAATATAGCATGTAATTATTCATCCTGTCAATTAAAAAACAAAAATAAGTGTAAAATAAATGAAATAATGCTTGACAATCCGTGCAGATCGGATGTATAATTGATTTAGAAGTTAAATAAAAGGAGATTGAAGATGAAAACAGCAGAAGCAGTAAAAAACATGAAAGACGGATTACAGAGAGAATTATTTATTACCAGGGCATCTGACAATGTAACAAATTCAAAGTTTGTTGACAAAGCAGGAACGATGGCAGGAATCAAGAAAGCGGGGCAACCGGTTTTAGCTGATGATTATATTGCAGACATGAAAAACAGGGGGCTTTTGGTTTCCTGGTCAGATAATTACAGGAGAGGTTAATATTATGAACAGAGCAGAACAGGCAACATTGGCTTTAAGCCAAAAAAGAATGGACTTTACGGAATTATTGGAAGAGGCCTCAGAAATTGCTGATGCCTATGAACAGGATTATGAAAACGAAATAACAAAGTTTGAATATGCGGATGGTTCGGTTTGTGTATTTTGTGGGATTGATGAATCAATATTATCATACGGGTGTAAATAAAAGGAGAAATCATGGAACATTTATTATTTATCGGACAAAACGCAAGTACAGGGCAACCGCATCCAGTTAGCGGGAGGATGTCTTTCTTCGGCTGGTATTACAAATTTAAAAGCAGAGAAGATCGGCAGGCTTATCTTGACAATCATTACCCTCTCTGCGGAAGTTTTAGAGTATCCGGCACTCGCGGAACTTTACGGAAATACAGTCTGGGGAGCACGTGGGAACAATATAATCGTGAAATCGACATGACTGAATATAAAAATATCGAAGGAGATGATTAAATGAAAAACTTTCTGAAACTTTTACGGCTGGTTCCCTATGCGAAAAAAGCAGGCTATTTTATGAGCGCGCAAAACTGCAACTATGGATACACCGCACACTTGTCCAGGATCAACGAGGATGGCGCGTGTGAAGAGTTTCTGGTCTATGCGTCACTTGTTACCGACGAACAGCTCGCAAAGCCGTTACGGATGATTCTCGACATTATCGGCAGACCTGAACACAAGTACCATTACTGCGACTGGATTTCATTCCGAAACTGCTGGATCTCTATATCGGGCGACTGGGAAGAATTAGTAGAAATCAAGACAGAGGATGATATTTACGAACTATTGCATGATGATGTGATAGAAGAAATCAGAAAGGAGAGTTTGATATGATACTATATTTATGTATCGCGTTTGGAATAGGCTTTATGACTTGCGCGTTCTTTTCCATGCGTGCAACCGACAAAGCATATCAGGAGGGTGTGAAATCTTCGTGTGATGATATGGATTTTCTCCAGGCAAGGAATCGGGAACTTGCAAACAAATTAAGTGAGGTGCAAAATGTATGAGTCAATGCTGCTTATTTTGATCGGATTTGTCAGCGGGTCAGCAATTACCGTATGCGTCATGTTCTGGATTCAAAACGGAGGGTCGAAATGAGAGAGATAAAATTTCGCGGGATTTCAAACAGTGGAATTATGGTTTATGGATCTCTTGTATATTCAGAAAATATTCAACCGGCTATTTATCGAGAAGTCGGAGAAGGTTCCTGGAAAATGTTTGATTGGGTCTATGTCAAACCCGAAACCGTAGGACAATTTACCGGACTTCTGGACTCAAAAGGCATTGAGATTTATGAGGGCGATATTTTGAATGATCAGAATGGTGTAAAAGGTGCTGTTGAGTGGTTTGATGAGTTGATATGGGATAGCGGATGCCCTCACCCCGGATTTTATTGCAAAGAGTGGATTGGTTATGGCGATTCAGAATTAGAATATTACTTGAATTTTGGTAATGTGGAAGTAATCGGCAACATACACGAGGTGACAAAATGAACGAAACAAGAAAACTAAGACCGGTAAACAAGAAATCTGTCAGACAGGCGACAATTGCAGTTCTGGGCGGGTATCAGCATGGGTACAAATTTACCGCAGTTGATAATTTTCATCAGTCGGGCTTAAAATGGGATGTAACAAGATACCTGTACGACAATTTTAAAATTTCAAAAGATCCGCATGAGTCAACCTGCCTCCGGTATCTCAGAGAGGAAAACGATCCTGTTGAGAAATACCATTGCTATAATCAGGGGAAATCGTTGTATGAGGTGGTAAGATGATAGGCAATACAATCGAGCTGGACGGTAAAGAATATACCGAAGTACTCACCGAAGGGAAAGATAAACTGTGCGAGGGTTGCGTATTTTTTGAAGGCATGTGCACCGTAGGTAATATCGTTGAGATCAGCTGTAAAGAAGATTCACACTGGGAGGGAATAAGATGAAAGAATGTACAAATTATCCGACAGACAATCATACACACATTATGAAAAAAACTGTGGATTTAGCCTGGGATACAAACTATTTAGTTAGTTCACCACATTTGGTAGAAATGTACAAACATGTCTTTATGATTCTTAAACAAAAATCTATCTGCATAGTATGCGGTTATGAAACATGGGAGGAAATCAAATGAGTGACAGCGTATTCAAACTAACCACGTATTCTGCAACGCGGAACTTTCAACCGCTACCGGATCCGGCTGAACCGGGAAAAATGGAAGCTGAATGTGTTCACCTGCGGTTGATAAAATCGCTTAAACCGTTTGAGCTTCTTGTTCTCCGCGAACTGCTACAGGGCGAAATCGAGCAGATCGAGCTGGAACACAAATTACATTGTTCGGCAAGCAGACTGACCGCGTGTATCTTAAAATTATCTACCCCGGAAAAACATCCGTGCTACTATGAAAAAGTGGGTAAAAAGATCGTGCTGGGGTGTTTATGAACAGGATTGAGCTATTTAACGACCATTTTCAGAATTATAAAAAATACGGAATACCTAAAGCACAATTACTGATAGCTGATATACCGTACAATGTTGGCATAGATGCTTATGGTTCAAATCCCAGTTGGTATGAGGGTGGCGATAGGAAAAACGGAGAGAGTAAGCTGGCCGGAAAGGCATTTTTTAACACTGACGAAAGATTTAAAATACCTGAATTTTTCCATTTTTGCAGTCGTATGTTAAAAAAGGAACCGAAGGAAAAAAACACCGCACCGTGTATGATCGTTTTTTGCTCTTTTGAACAGCAGTTTGAATTAATAGCACACGCGAAAGAAAACGGTTTTATGCACTATATAAATTTGGTTTTCAGAAAGAACTTCTCCCCGCAAGTTCTAAAAGCAAATATGCGGATAGTTGGGAACTCTGAATATGCAATAGTTCTGTACCGTGATAAATTACCGAAATTTAGGAACGGCGGGAATATGGTTTTTAACTGTATGCATTGGACTAGAGATACAATTACCCCGAAAATTCACCCTACGCAAAAACCTATACAATTGATTGAAAGACTTATAGAAATCTTCACTGATGAAAATGATGTTGTTATAGATCCCGTTGCCGGAAGTGGCACAACCTTATTGGCAGCGAAAAACTTAGGCAGAAGGGCATACGGTTTTGAGATTATGAAACAAATGTGCAAAGATGCCAATGAGCAAATATTGACATTATCAGAACCGAGCTTATTCAACGAAGGTGTAAAAGTTTACAAGCCGGTAGTTCATGGTGAACTATTATGACTGACCTCTTCCACTCCCTCGCTGGAAAATACGAATACCTTGCAGGGATGCCGA